GAAACATTGTAAAGTTGGAAAGTTTGTGGTAGTTTTGCCATTGTTACGGGGTGTATGGTACAGCGTAATAAATCATATACAGACCTGCATAAGCTACCGCACCGCCTGATATATTTTGACATCTTATCGCGTAAAGTGTTTCAACATTCCCAACTGGAACAAGATTATTTTCAACAAAAGACCCTGTAAATCCGCCACCCTTATTATGTTCTCCAGCAGGGATTAACTGGGTTGTTAAATTTGTTCCGCCTGCTATACCTGTAGGGGAATGAAACCATAAATGTTGTGATGAATCAGAAAAATGTCTGTTTAAATTACGTGGGGTTATTGGAGTTCCATCTCCTGTAACTGTTGGGCCCTGAATAACACTGAACAATGCTCTTGCCTCAACTTGTGCAGTCATAGCAATATGCAATACTTCATTAGGTTGAACTTTTAATAATAAATCAATATACGCATTATCTGCAATAGGTCCAACAAAAACATTCCCGACATCGTAAGCTTTTCCCCGATGTGTTTCAATATGTAATCTTGAGATTATATTTATTGCTCCTGAATCGTCAACTTCTTGCTCTTTTCCTGTATCCGGGTCGTACATTCTTGCCTTCATTTTATACCTCCTGTAAAACTCCGGGGGTTTCCCCCCGGATAAAAGTTTTTAATCTTTGTCTGGGCTATTGCCTGGTTGCTGTCCGGCACCTTGGGCACCTTCACTTTGTCCAGAATTACCACCGGATTGACCTGGCGCCTTTGGTTGCACTCGACATAAAAGCTTAATGTCCTTGTTTTCTTTGAGGTGTTTATTGTAAAACGACTCTGGGATTTCAAGAACAAGCTTTTTATCCTGTGGCACCTCTTCAAAGGCGTCATAATCTACAAGATTCCCTGACTTTGGGTCAAGGATTTTAAGCTTTTTAGCTACCTGCTTGTAAACTGTCTTTTCGATTCTTACCATTGGTTCACTCATTGTTTACCTTCCTTAAACTGTTACAGCTCTGTGTACTCTTCGAGGGTCGATCAATGCCGCACCGCAAAGAATGTCATACTGAACATTGATCCCGAGTTTGCCATCATGCCAGATTGAAATCCGGATTGGCAAGCCTTGGTCATAAATTACAGTACTTTTTACACCAGCACCTTCAGGCAATTCGCTGTAAGGTCTCGCCGCAAACGCTACTGCATTTTTTGAAAATGCAATTGCAGAACGTGACGGTGTTACTGTTACTGCGGTTGTATCCGCCACTGCTCCAGAAACGGCAGGGTAAATTGACATTCCAGTAGTCACACCGGCTGTTTTTGTAACCGCTGTTACTGTATGGTATGGAGTACCAGTTTCACCGGCAAGGACAACAATGTCTCCTTCTCTTACAGGGGCCGCAGAGTCAGCAAATCCGTTTACAACTATTGCAGTTTCACCGCCTGACAATGCACCGTTTATCGCGCCGACAAGGTCTGAAGGTGTATATGTATCAATGCCGTTGGCCTCGAAAACATCCATACCGAATTTACGGTCAAGCTGTCCTTCTCTCATTGCACGTCCGCCATCGCCTGACTGGTTGGCAAATTGCATAGGATCAATTTTTAATAGCTTACCAACTTCGTCAGGGGAAAGGACCAACATTGGTTTTTTCACTTTCCTGTTTTTCAGTGCTGTACGCATATCAATGATATTGTCCTCGTTAAAAGTTACAAGACCATTGCTGAAATACTGAGACGCCAGAAGTTGTTTGTAGACAGCAAGGTCCGCTTCTGCTCTCAATGCTTCAATCGCAGGTACACCGTAAGTTTCAATGAGGTTGTAAGGGTTCATTGATAAATCTTTAGTTGTTAATGTAAATGTATGGTTTTTTGATACATTCAATTCAACCGCTTTCAGTGTTTGCGCTTTATCGGCAACCGTGATTGCTGATCCAGGGGTAAAGTCACTTGCTACTGCATCAGGAGACACAGGAACGTGTACAATATCGCCCTTTGTTCCGAGTAATTCTTCATATTTTCTGTCCACCATGTTAATAAGTGGAAACTCGCCTCTGTCGTACTCGTCGAACGAGGCGGCCCAAAATTCCGGGATTAATGCGTCTTGATTCGAATTCGCCATTTAATGACCTCCGTTTATACTAATTTTACTTTGGCACCATTTTTCATAGCTTCGTTGTACTTCCTTCTTGTTTCAGAGTCCCTTTGTATTGCGGCTTTACTGAAAATCATCGCCCCTTCACTGTCCATTGAACCGGTAAGAGGTGTTCCGGAACCACCTACGAAATTTCGCTTAAGATGGTGTAAATTTTCAGGCATTGCAAAATATCTTTTCACAGCTTCAGAAGGGGTCATTTCAACAACGTCCCCGTTTTCGTCTGTGAGTTTTAAAACGGTCTTGAATATCCCCGGTTCAGTTTCAACCAGTTCAGCTTTCCCGTCATCTTTCAATAATCGCATTGCCTGTGCAGGGTTATTTAATTCAAATCCGCCCATGGCCCCCAAAAGGTCATTTTCAATTTTTGTTGTCATGAAAAGGTTTTCAAACTTTCCAGATTTTTCAGATAAAGACTTTTTTTCATTCTCCCAAGCTTGTTTTTCTCGCTTGATTGCCGCTTCAGCTCTTTGTTCAGCCGTCATATTTTGTTCTCGGAGTGCGTTTAATTCCTCTTCGATTTTCTGATATGCCTCTGATTTTTCATTAAACTGTTGTTGCATTGTAAGAAGTCTTTCTTCTGCTTTCCGTTGAGTTTCCTTCCTGGCTACAGAATTGATATGTCCGATTGTTTCTTGAAATTCAACCGGTAAATCATATTCTTTCTGGTTCACAGGGTCCTTAAACTTAAAAGTTTTTGGAGCCTGATCGCCTTGTCCTTCTGGCGGATTATTATTGTCGTTATCACCCATAATGTTTCTCCCATTTAACGTATGGCTACGTTATTCCCTCGGTATCGCCCTCGGGGAGCGTATTTTTGTCTGGTTCGGTACCAGACTGACCCCCTTCAGAGGCCTGATAAATCTCTGAAAGAATTTTTTTCATTTTTGCGTTATCAGTTTTCGCTAAAATGACTTTTACAATCTCAGCCCATGATTCTTTATTCAGGCTGTCAAAAGGTGTTGTTGTTATCTGGAATAATTGCGCCAATTTTGCGTCAATGTCTTCTGATTGATATTCCTTTTGATATTCGACTTCTATTTTCTTCCTTTCGGTGTCTGTAATGTCGGTATGATATTTTGACATGGTAATTAGTATCCATTCTTCCAACTCTTCGAGAGTATGGGCGGCGGATTTAAGCATAGTTTCTGATTTTGAAAACTCCAGTTCCTTTGCTACCCCTGACTGGATATATTTTTTGTCCCTGTCCTGGTCTTGACCGAAAATCTCGTATATTTTTGCGGAATAATATTCAATGGCCGCTATAAATGGGGCAACACTCTGGAGGTCAGCGCCGGCATAAAAAGGTTGTCCGAATTGACCATTAAAGAAAGTAACCATCGCCCCGGATGTACCATTCATAAGAAAATCTTGTGGTATCTTTTCCGGTCCCGGGGCTGGATAGAATAAATGTTTAAAAGTACCAGCGGCAATCATTTCGTCAAGATAGCTCATTACATTGTAAATCTGTCTCGCTATAATGGCTGCATCTTCAAAAGATGTGTCTGATATATTGTCGTCGTCAGAGTCTTCCCATGACTTCATATTAAATGGAACATATCCAACCGGGTGTTTGCCTTCGCTTTCCAGTTCATAAACGGCTTTCTTACGGTTGTCGCTGTCTTTAATCCGTTTATACCGCTTGAATTCTGTTTTTGTCCATAGAGTATACCGTTCTTGTTTTTCGGGCTTTTCAAACGGGTTTACGGCATTGTAAAAAGTATCGTCCAGGATAACCCATTCAAGTTTACCCATTTCGTCAAAATGGAAATCCCGGATTTGCCATGGGAAATACCTTTTGACATATGGATGTTTTCCTGATTCAACCGCGTCTTTTTTTGTTAATATCTGCTTGTCGATAAGTTCCTGTTCACTCGGTGAATCTATAAGAACACCCATGGTCATAAGCCCTGAGAGTGTCGCAAAATCCTGCATGAATTTGCTTATACTTTTCCCATTGCCAACATTTTCCTTTACATAATCCAGTGATGGAGGGAAATCTCTTTTGACTTCCATTGAGTAGAGCTTCGCTGAAAGTAAACTGATAATTGGCTTTATAATATTGATATAAATTGCACGTTCTTTTCTGAGTTTAAAATCTTCGTTGGATTCCTTAGTTGAAATATTCCATAGGTGGTCACCGTCAGTGTAATGTTTACCGCCTTTGTAACTATCATATACCAGATTAAAAATATCTGTTTTGTCTTGCAGTTTTTTATTTCTTCGGGTACAAATTAACGTTGCGACATCTTCAGGCAAAATTACACTTCCTTGATTGATTTGTCAGTGAATAATGAAGCTTAATTGCAGTGTCAAGAAATTTTAAAAATAAACCATAAAGTGCCGGGGAAAGGAGAACCCGGCACATTACAGCAAACCTTTAGCGCATGGATTCGCACAGGTTTCAAGATGAGGTGTAATCATCGAATACAATATAATATCTTTGGTACATCATGTCAATTTTTATCTGTGCCGTACTTGGAAGAATTCAAATTCAGCTTCTTCGTGTTCTTCGTTTGTCTTGTACCGTACACAGTCGAGGCCGTCATCATTCAGTTTTATTACATCCCATTCTTTCGCTGACCCATCTTTTACTTGGTATCCGTACATTTCATTGATTAAATTTTCAAGGGACCTCAAGAACAGGATTTTCCCGGCGTCAAGTTTATCTCTGATCCGGTCAATACCGGTTGAAACGTTCTTGTTTGCTGGCTTCGTATCAATGCCGCACTCTTCCAATGTCGCGCGGTCCTCACTGTCATGGTCAGAAATAGTCTTTTCAATGCGCTCGTCTCCGGTTAATTTGAGTATTTCAACCGAGTTATAAGAAACCGTTTTTAATTTCTGGTAGTATTCACGGTAATATACGTCCGTTCCATCCGGGAAACTGGCAACCCATAGGCAAACAAACGGGTGAATATAGCCGAAGTCAATAATCCGGTAAAGTGTTGCGTTTTTGGGATCATACTTTTTCCCTGGGCCGAAATAATCGTCATCAATAACGTGTTTTTCCGGATCAAAGTTGTCATAAACCAGACCGGTAAGCATACCAAATTTGCCCTCAAGAAATCTCTGTCTTGCCCGGCCGGATAATGATTCAAGTTCCCGAATATAATTCTTTGAAAGGTTCTTTAAATTGTCCATGGGGTTTATTGTCATTGTGGCATACATATCTTTCCCGAGTAAAGGTGTCCCGTCAATAGGGTCCTGTCCGAGAAACCAAGCTTTATATGTCCAGTGATTAACTGTCGGCGGGTTTTGGGTAAATAGCATTTTTGGTTCGATCTCTTTACCGGTTACTATATGAAATTTCCCGTGTTCATTCATACGGGTATAAAGTGCTGTTACTGAATTATATGATACCTCGCTGGCCTCGTCAATAAGTACTGTACTGTATTCAATACCGAGTACACCGTCAATTTCTGAAGGGGCAAGGCCGCCAATTAAAATGTGACTTTCTTCGAATTCTTCCCCTGTTCTCGGGTTTATCCCTGGGAGTTTAATAATTGCCCGTGTTGGTGAAGCATAAATCCTGCATATGCCGGCTGCCTCAAGCTTTTTCAGTGTAGGCTTTACGCTTTCCAGCCAGGTTTTATCCCTAACTGCTTTCTCTGTTTTTCGAAGAATAATATGCTTTGTACCAGGGTAAAATATAGCCCTGTCAATAATGAAATCTACACTATAAACAGTTTTTCCGGACCTTGACCCACCATTAAGTAGAAATCTGGCTATCTGCGGACTCGTTATGATCTCCGCCGCTTCCAATTGCTTGTCGGTGTATTCCCTCGGGGGCCACTTCAATTGTCCGTTCTTTTGCGAGTTCTTCGATCGAATTGCCATTGATTATAAAAACATTATTTCCTTTATCTTTATCTTCGGTCTCATATAAACCTTGTAATTTCGCAGACTCTAAGGAATACACCATCATTTCCTTTCTTAAATTCGAAGAAATAAACCGGTCTCCGTTTGATCTGCCGTCTGATCCTTCATCTGAATCAGCATTTTTAAACTTTTTACTTTTCTCGTATTCATCTTTTGCCTCTCGGTAAAGATAGTCAAGTCTATTAAGTGTTACAGCTCTGTGGTTTTCTATATCATTATCGGAAAACTCCCGCAATATCTCCCATGCACGTTTAATTCTCCTTTTTGCCGTTCTTTCCGACATATTAAACGTTTGGGACATAAACCTACAAATTGTGCCGCTTTTCTGACCATCGAGTAACATTTTTGCAACAACTTCAGACTCAAATTCTCTTGCCGCCTCTATTTTGCCCCCCGGAGCAGTAAGCGCATAAGCTCCCCGCTTTTTAAGGAAATCGTTTCTGGTGTCTCTTTCTATATTGTCCTGCATAATTTAATTAACTGGTTCATATGTTTTTTCAAATATTTCAGGGTTACAACGATTTATTTCACCGTATACGTCTTGAATAATATAATCTCCAAATATACCAGTTGTATCACCTCCAATTTTACCAGTCCTAATTATTAAAAAACTACTTAATGAATGATTTTTTTTATCAGCATATATGATTACATGATTATCTTTAACTTTTTCAATAAACCAGTCAGGATATGTTTCAAACCCGAACCTGAAAGCCTCAACTGCTACCGGTTTTTTCGTGTATTTACTCATAACTTATCTCCTTTTGCAAATTTTATAAATAAGTCAAGGTTAGCGTGGCATAATTCCCTTGTAATATTTATACAATCCGTATCGGCCCATAACTTGATTGTATTATCAATAAATGATACGTAAATTTCAAGTGTGCCGATTAATGGGTTATTAAATTGTATTTCAAAGAATTTACGCTTGTTAAACGTGAATC